CCGTCGATGAATACGGGTGGTGAGGCGGTGAATTTAAGCAGTTTTAATGAACCATCTGCATCTATTCAATTAGATAACGCACCCATCCAATTAAACTTTAATGAAGACGTTACCGATTCGAAATTAGGCAGTGCGACTGCTGAAACAATTGGACAAAATTCGGATGGTTTTTTGAAGCAGACCAGTAGTTTTTTTAGTAGTGCACCTCCCAAACTGAGTGACCGCGAAATGCGTCGCAAAAAGCGACTAATGTTAAAAAAATTGGAGGATTGGCACGAGAAAGGTAAACTTAAGGGATATAACAATTTGAATATGGAGTCACCATATGATGAAATCGAGGATGAATATGAAACCGCAATGGAAGATAAGCGCAGCAAAGATAGTATTAAATTGCAAGGTTGGTGGTTTATGACAGCGGTAAATTCGTTGGAATATGCGAATGCGGCATTTGACCCGTTTGGAGTTAATTTGGACGGATGGGGTGAGCAAATTAACGATGATATTGAGAGTTATGAAGAAATATTTTCGGAGTTGCATAGTAAATATAAAGGTGCAAAAATGGCGCCCGAGTTGTCTCTTGTATTGCGACTGGGATTTAGTGCAGCAGTCGTAAGTTTTACCAATAAAGCTCTATCCAGTTCTGCTCCCGGGTTCAATGACGTAATTCGTCAAAATCCTGATCTAATGAAGGCGTTTACGGATGCCACCGTAAATACAATGAGTCAACAATCACCTGGTTTTGCATTCGCAAATGATATGATGAAAGAAGAACAAATGCGTCCAAAGGGGCCTCCCCCGCCTGCTGCGCAGCAAACAAATATGGCACGCGGATCACAGCCATCATTGAATAGTCGCCCCGATTTACGTTCATCTATAAATGAGGAAGGTGTTGAATTAAATAGTTTTGGAAATTTAAATTCACAAGATACGAGTGCGCGCCCTGAAATGCGCGGCCCCAAAAATGACGATATTGAAAACATTTTGGCGGGATTAAAAACCAAAAATATAACAATTAATAAAGACAAAGAAGATTCAGTTGTAAGTGCGACCTCAATCGGCGAATTATCACAAAGTAGTGGAAAAATGCCAAAACGTTCGCAAAAGCGTAAACAAAAATCTGATAAAAACGTGGTTACATTGGACATTTAAATATAAATTAAATATTTTTATAACATAATATAAAAATATTTCGACGTTTGAATAAAATGAATAATTATATTCAAACTCTTGTAAATAATCCCTGGATTGTAAATAATATGTTATCGTGTATTTATGCGTATAATAATATACGCGATTACGTTAACAATATATATAATACGAATACATTGTTTAGGTCTACTGTTGATTTTATATATGTTAATGGACATAAAATTATGTGTAATATGTTTAATGTAAAATATGAACCGGAGTCAACCAATTGGTATACAAATTGTGTATTATATGAACACGATCATAATAATAATTCATTATATTTTATGGTTGAACATTATAATATTTTACCGAATTATTTTGATAAACAAAATATAAGTCAGATATTAGATGATGCAAACGAAATTCTAGAAGAAAAATTCACAAATTATGGAAGTATTTGTGATTCATTATTTATAATGAAATATTATAATTCCATTATTTCAAAAATGAATATATATACAAGCGTTAATATACAAGATATTGTAAAATCAGATATAAATTTCTTAGCGATTGAATATAGCCATCCTTTAATGAAAGATAAAATTACGTTACATTTGGATGACTCATATATTATGGTAGGAAATGAATTATTTTCGTCGTGTTTTATTAAACGTATGCTTGATTACCAGTTTAAATCTTATATATTTGACAATCGATATAAGTTAGTAATAATTGATATTGAAACGAATGAATATATTTTGACTTCTAATACATATATGTGTCTAGAAAAAAGTAAATGTATTATCAATGAGTATTAGGGTGTAATCCGTATACTATACACCATTGAATATTTAAAATATTCATCGGGGTAAAATTGATTAATAATATAATATAAATATTTGTTATATTATATTAATAAGAGGATACTATGTCTCAAACACAATTATTGAATGATAAGTGGGATTTGTATTACCACTTACCAACCGACCAAAACTGGAATTTGGATAGTTATAAAACCATTATGAAAAATATTAGTAGTGTTGAAGAAGTCTCAAAAATAAATAAAATGATTATTGATAATGTTTTGCGCAATAATATGTTATTTCTAATGAGAAATGGAATAGATCCTCAATGGGAACACGAAAAAAACAGAGCGGGTGGGTGTTTTTCATATAAAGTACACAATAAGGTTGTACCCGATACTTGGCGTAAATTGTTTAAATTAATTACAGGAGAATCGTTTTGTGATAATAATGAGGTGAGTAAGCATATTAATGGCATTACGGTTTCACCGAAAAAGAGTTTTTGCATTATCAAAGTATGGATGGATAATATTGAGTATCAGGATTCTTCTATATTTTATGAGATAACCGAACAAAATAACAAGGGGTGTATTTTTAAAAAACACCAACCGGAACATTAAAATTAAAATTAAAAATATAATAATTAGTTATTATATTATTATGATGGGTGATATATTTTTTTTAAGCCATACATTGAATGTATATTCAAGTGTAAAAATAAAAAGAAAACAAATTCGAATTATAAATAGTACAGAATATGTATTTATACCGAATAATCATTTTTTAAGAGAAAATAATTTAACAAGTAAAATATGGTGGACCGCCGACGAAGAAAAAACAATGATGGATAATTATAATTTAGGACGGCGGTAAAGATGCCAAACATAATTTAATTTCTCCTAATGAAGCTACATTATATTTAACAATCAATGGTAAATCATTCCCTAAATACATTTCCAAGTGACTGCATAATGGAGTGCATTTAATGAAATGACTTAAACTTTTCAATGAAAATTCACCCTGTATAACTACGGTTTCGTCGCTTTTTTGTATAAATTCCATATTACCATTTGATTCAGAACGATATATCTTTGATTTCGCAAACGAACCAGCACACGAAAATATCAAATCTTGACCAACTGACTTAATTTCAATGCGATCCGAAATGCCATTCATATCCCTAATAATTTTTTGAAAATCGCTTGTTGGTAAATTAATGACAGTCGAATATTCTACGTCAGGAACACTCATCTCCTCAGTGTCTGGTTCAATGAGACGGAGTTTTTGACTATAACATTGTTTAATTGAACCATTATCATATTGTAATCCTAAATGGGATACCACCCCATCGTGGTAATCATCTTTTTCAATATAAATTGAAAGTGTATCATCATTTGACATTGTCGATATTACTTTGAAAAGATGAATTGTATTTGCACAAACGATTATCTTATTCGGTATGCAGTTATAAGATTCAAAGTTATATGCGTTTAACTTAACATTTACAAGAATCGTGTGGGTTTTGTCAAAGTTTATGATTTTTAAACCGTCCTTTGTAAATGTCATAGTTGCATCAGTTAATATATCTTTTATTGCAGTAATCATATTTCGAATTGGTTGAATTTGAACAGTTCTAATAGTTAGTACATTATTATCCTCGTTCATTATAACATTATATATGTGGATTGTTTTATATATTATTTTTAAAGACATTTTTAAACGCATTAATATTCAGGTATTTTTCCCCGTGTAACCCAGAGTTTTCATTTATTAGTAACTGGTGTAAAATATTATTAAAATGATTTAATAATATATAATGGTTCCTACTGAACAAGATTATAATGAATATGCAAACAAGCTGCGCAAGTTAACACACGAACAGGCGAGAGAAATAGAACACCATAAAGGATATCACGGTAGAAAAAAATATTATCCGTTCAAGTTAGATGAATGGAAAAGAATAGGAGAGGAAATGCCTAAAAAACACAAAGCCGCGATAAAGGAGTTAGATGTCATTTTTAGTAAAATGAGAATCGAGATAGATGAATATCAAAAAAAACTGATGGATGCAGCGACAAAAGGCCCACAGTGTGCAATTTGTTTAGAAAATAAATATACAAATGAAGGCCCAACTGTTGCGGTTAGTTTTAATAACAAACACTGTAAACATCATATTTTTCACGAACAATGTGTCAGTGATGGTCGGGTGAAAAAATGTCCATTGTGTAGAAGTGATAATAAGAAATTAACAAAAGTAGATAATAAGAAATTAACAAAATTGTACAAGGATTCTAAAACGCCTTCGCCTAAAACAAGAAAAATAAGGTCTCGTTGTCCCAAGGGGACTCGTAGGGATCCGATAACCAAAGAATGTAAGTCAACCGCAACTTCCAATACAACCTCTAAAATCAATACAACATCTAAAAGATGTCCAAATGGAACTCGTAAAAATAAGAAGACTGGCAAATGCGACGGCAAATAAATAATTATAAATTAATATACAATGTGTTTTTCGTGACCAAATCGCAATGAAAGGTCAACTGGGATATGTTTAATTATGCCACTATCAACTAAATTTCGTATAAAACTCACATCTTCACTTGTTCCGTCTGTTACAATTGCGCCGTTATTATTGAATTCGGTAATGTTTCGAAAAAACCAGGGATATTTAAAGCGTTCATCCTCAATAACTCCTTTTTTAATGGCCATACATCCCATACCTACGTATGCACAATTCACTATTTGTTTATTATTTTTTATTTTATCGTTTCCTTCTTCAACTGATACAAATTTAAAACAGCCATTTGTTTTGTAGTAATCTTCATCCCAATGTTCTACGCAACATAATTGCGTACCACCATCCATTGCATATATTCCGGAATATATTTTATACTGCATTCCATTTTGTATTAATTTATCAATCATATCCGGTTTAAAAACCATATCACTATCTAACCATACTATTATATCATAGTCAATCGCACCATTATTAAATGGTTTTTGATTAGGTCCATTCAAAACGTTTGCACCCAAACACAATGCTCGGGCAAAATTCACCTGTGATGAATATTGATTTGATATTTTAATATCATATTTATTTCCTAACATTAACAAGGTTTCACTCCACGAAATAAAAAATTTATTGGAAAAATTGTTTCCTGGTATACAAAATATAACCTTTAATTTTGTTGGAACTGGATTAAACAGTGCGGGGTTAACAAATAAACTATCAGACATTGAATATATACCAGATTTTATTTTTATATCGTTATATTATAAATGAGTATTCCAGATAAGTATGTTCCTCAACATCTCACGAACCGCGATAGTATAAACCAACGAAAATATATATTACGTTCTCGAAAACTCTATAAAAAAGGTAAATATTTAGAACGACCCCAAGTAAAATCATATAAGTCTAAGAAATCTAAACATATAAATAAAGCAATTAAAATATACAATACGGAGAACATTAAACCATCAAAGGAACTTGCAGAAAAAACTCAATGCACTGTTGAATCTCTGGAAAAAATAGTTAATAAAGGACGAGGTGCGTATTATTCGAGTGGTTCTCGACCAAATCAAACCGCGGAATCCNGGGGAATTGCACGATTAGCAAGTGCGATTACAGGCGGGAATACNGTATTTTATGACTTTCATATATTAGATGAAGGCTGTAATAAAAAAGGGAAAGCGTATACATTAGCAAAGAGAACATGTAAAAACAAAAAACGGTGTGGGAAATATTTAAACAGGACAAAAAAACACCATATTAGAATGTAATAAATGAACAGTAAATTGTTACGCATCGCCAATATTATTATTAATAAAATTATAGTTTGGGTCTGTAAATATGTCTATCACCGTTTTACACCAGGGAATTGTATTGTAATCATCTTGGGTAATATATTTATTAAGTATATTACTAAAATCGTGCCAGTGTTTTTGACTTTGTCCTAACATTTCGGGTGCGACAAAATGCAGTTGGGTCAAATAGTCATTTATCTCCAAAATAAATTGTGTATATTCGCTTGGTATATGTTCCAATATTCCACACGCAACAATGATCGGGTTCCTCATACTTAGTGATATATTGATTTATATAAATATAAATCAATTTATTAACTGAAAATGAAAGGTATTTATATAATATTCGTAATGATAATACACATCGACCATTTTTACAAAATTATAATTATTATCCAAATAATTATAATAATTATATTATTTAATTAAATTCGATGATTTGTTTATCATCCTTTGTTATTATTTTTCCTAATAATATCAATTCACCTCTTTCTTCTTTTGATGCTTCATAACTTTCAAAGTCATATACGTTATTCGTCGTTGCATCGTACGCATATTTTATAGCTTGTTGGGTAATTACCTGCAAATTACCTAATGTTTGTTCTTTCACATTTAATTCCTTTTTATCCGATTTATCAATATCTATGTTTGGAACACTACCAAAATCGTTGGACATTATATTTCCAAAACTATAACACGCAACGGATTCTTCACTTTTCTTTGTTGCATATAAACTACAATCAAATGCACTTGATTTAACCGCATCTAATATTTGCTTATTTATTCTATCTTTTACTGTCGATATATCGAATAAATCCTCATCGGTTGTTATGGGAGTGTTACCATCAATACGACTAGTATCGCGAATACGCAATTCAATATGTTTTTCACTTGTTTTATGCGTCTCCGATAATGTGGATAAATATAAATAAACTTTTACATTTTGATATTTTTTTGGTAAACTAAGATGACTACCTATACGACGAGCACGTCCAATCACTTGATTATTACGTACCATGTGCCAGTAGGGTTCAACTATATGAACAAAACGGGTATTTTTTAAACTTATTCCTTCTGCGCCCGAAGCGGTAATCATTAATATTCGGATAAGTTCTCCATATTGATTATTTTTGTGTCGTTTTTCTAATTGTTTAACTAATGAAGGAGGTACGATTGACCAATCACTATTATATATATTACGTATTATTTCCTTTTCTTCCGCTGTTTCAGTACCCGTATATAATACGTATTTGGGTTTTTCTTCATCGCCTATTTTTTGTACTATACTCCATTCACCATTTGTTGTTTTTTTAATTTTAAATTCTGCAAAACCATTTGCGTCAAGTATGAGTTTTAATATTCCAACACCTTCCATCGTTCTAAACTGACTATATACAAGATGTAATCCAATATTATCGGGGTGTTCTATGTTCTCCAATACTGATAATAGTTTGGGGCTAAGTATTTGTAAGTTTTCTTTGGACAAATATTTTGATTTTCCACTTCTTTCAACTTTTGCTAATTCCTTTAATGCTTTTGTTATTTTCTTTTGATAACTCATATCATCGACAATATCCTTTTCATCCTCTGGATTAAAATCATCTCGCGATACAATTTCTTTTTTCTTAATACCATCCATTCCATCTTCTGAAATACTCTCCTTTTTATTAGGCAATGGACGTTCGACATCAGCAGGGAACGCGAAATTACATAACGCACGGGAAAAAATACGATACGTAGACGAAAATTTATATAAATCATCCTCTCCTTTTTTTGTTAATGCATTTTTACGCGATTTTTTCTCAGCTTCTGCTTCTTCTTTGCGCACTTTTTCATATAATGAAAACTGATGATCACTCATTACTGTTTTTATAGTGTGATAATTCGAACCGTCACTTGATTTAATAATATTAGGCATTAATTCTTCTTTATCACTTAAAAATGAAGTTAATCCTAATATACGGCGAATTAATACATCTGAATTTAATAGAGAACCATTGTCTTCATTTACAAACATTTTATTAAATACTTCTTTGTCATCCGGTAGACATTTAAATCTATCTACAACAATGTCGGTGTCTTTTACGTCATACTTATGTTTCTTTAATATTTTTAATATCAATGATTGAAACATATCATCGGTTATATTGCCGGCATTATCAAGTTTCACGCCATTGTATTTGTCTGCATAAGGTCCACCCCCATAATGAGGGGCGTACATTTGATTCTCTCCCATTTGATACATTTTGAGAACATTTGCATCGTCCTCAATATCACTTTCAATATATTTTATTTTATCAATAATCTGTATTTGATGTTTTTTCTTTCTCTGTGTTTTTCCTTTTCCTGGTTTACGGTTCTTCTTTGTACCTCCGCCTACAATTGCACCTTGTTCTCCAACTCCGAAAACATTTCCTATATTTTTTCCAAAAGCATTTACGTTGTTTTCAAATACACTATATAATGAATCTTCTTGCTCGTCGTCAGACTCTTCTTGTTGGGATTTTCCTTTATTCTTTTTAGATTTGATTTTTTCAAGTTCTTTGAATGATTTATCTTTATCCTTCTTCATTTGTTCGATTTCTCGTTTGAATTCCTTTTCTTGTTCTTTCATCAATGATGCTTGTTGATTCGAAATATTATCATTATCAGTTAATTTATCTATTTTACCAGTAAGGTCTTCGATTTTCCCTTGTAAATTGCCAATATCCTTTTCTTGCTTTTCGATAAGATTATTTTGCTTTTCTAACATTTCGTCCTGGGTCGATGACATATTATATTGTTTATCTATAATTTTCGGCATATCATAATTAGTTGTTTTGTTGTTATCATTTTCACTTATTTGCTGTTGTAAATCATCATTTTGTTTTTGCATTTCGCTTATTGTTTCATTTAATTTTTCAAATTGCTCCTCCTGTGTTTTCATTTGTGTTTCAAACATTTCTTTTTGGGAAAGTAATGCGTCTTTTATTTTGACTTCATTTTCATCACTATCATATTCATTATCGGTTGACGATTCCTTCACATCACTTTTAATGTTCTCAATGTTATCACTTAATATGTTTAATTTTTCTTCCAATGATTCAAATCTCTCTTTGTCTTTTTGTAATTCGAGTTGTTTACCTTCTTCCAATACTCCATCAACTAATTGTTGTTCCAAAATGCCATTGTTCTCCTTCAACTCTTTCATTTCATCCTCCATATTTTCAACCTGTGTTTGTAATGTACTAATACGTTCGTATTGAGCAGAGGCAATCTTTTGTTGTGCATCCAATAAATCTTGGGAGCTATAATTATCAACACCATTGTCAGTTTCATCATTTTCATCATTATCTTCGGTTTTATCATTTTCATCGATTTCATCGGTTTCGTCATTTTCATCGATTTCTGTGGGGTTTTCTGGGTCTTCATTTTCATCGATTTCGGTTTCCTTAGTTTCATCCTCTCCCTTTTTAATAGGTTCTTCGTCAGCACCACCATACATCCCCCCTTTCGTTTTACCCTTTAATACACCTCTTTTTTTTGTATTAATAAACCCAAATGGGTTACGTGTTATTTGTAATTTATTTCCACTATATTCGATATAATCAAACGTATTAAAATCTTCTTTATTAAACAGTTCGAGAAATTTTTCGGTCGTGGTTTTATCATTTGTTTTAACATTTAATTTAAATGTCCACGATTTAATATAACCACGCAATAAATTATATAATATGGCGATCTCATTCGGATAATTAATAACTGGTGTGCCGGTTAACAACACAATTTTTACATTCTGGGCACTCATTAAGTACTCATATAATCTATACGAAACTGATTTTTTTTCTTTTAATTTATTTACAATACGACTTACAAGATTATGCGCTTCATCAACAATGACAACGTGATTATCAAATGGATTACGCGTAAAATCACCAGTTAGTTTTTTTAGTCTTTTCATATCGATACCGTTATAATTTTCATCTCTATATTTAACACGTATCATCTCGTTTAATTGTTCATCAACTTTCTTTTGCTCGTCTGTACTCAATGTAGAGAAGTTGGGTTTTTTTGATACATCTACCATCCACGCGCCTTTTTTCTTTCGAATATACTCTCTTGACAGAGAAAGGGTTTTACTTAATATTTCCACGCGTTCAAGCTTACCTATTATGGAAACAAACTCCCAGTATTGATTTTTCTTATACAAGTCATCTCCACATTTTTTTAATTCCGTGAAATAATTCATTTTTAACGATGCAGGCGTAAGTAAAAAAACAGGTTTATTTGATTTCATACCTTCTGCAATCGCAATAGAAGAACAGGTTTTACCTGAACCTAAACCGTGATATAATAATAATCCTCGATAAGGTGTATAAATATTTAGATAATCCCTGACAATTTCTTGATGCGTAAATAAGGTGCGTTCTTCTGGGTCCTGTGTCGTTTTTTCAGTTGATTTTATTTTTTTTAAATAACCAGTAAATGTTTCATTTATTTTTTTAATAAATATTTTACGATTATTCATATAATAGCTCGGTGCGCGTATGATAAGTTGGTCTCCAAGTTCTTTTGGTAGTTTCCGTTTCATTTCATCTATTCCGGATTGGATTACACTGTCATCAAACGTACCCTCCTTCGGTTTACGTCCTCTTTTTTTCTGAACCTTGTCAGGTTCTTGCTCTTGCTTAGGTTCTTGCTCTTGTTCCTGATCTTCTTCTTGTTCCGGTTCCACTTTTTCCACTTTTTCTATAATATTATTACTTTGGATCTGGGGTTTATTCAAACTGGAAGTATCATCCTCCTTAATATCTATTTCGTTTGTTCCTTTAATGACAGGTGGTACAGATACAGATTCGTCATCTTTACGATAAACATTTTTTTTAATTCTGCGTAATATTTCATCTCGATTTATAGTTTGACTACCACGTCTGTCAACTATTTCCATAGTTGTTTGTTGTTCCGGCTTTTCGATAAAAAATTCAAAGTCTGTTTTTTGTTTAGGTTGTGGCCGTTTTTTTAACGTATCAATATTCATATACAATAATGTTATAAATTATTGTAGATATCTACTTTTATACAAATTTTTGGATAATATCTAATCCTTGCTTACACGCAATTTGTTCGGCTTTTTTCTTAATTTTATGGATTCCCTCTCCTAAAAATACAAATACTTTATGTTGTTTTTCCATAATATCGTGTATATCTTGAAATGAGTTATACGTATTGATATTCGTAGATTGAAAATGTTTTAAGTTAAAATATTGTTGTCCTAAACATAAATAAACACCCATATGATATCCTTTTTCATGATCATAACCGTTGATCTCAATATAATGGGGAGTAACTTTAAACTCTTTTTGAAGAGTAACTTGTAATATATTTTTATAATTTTCATCGTACTTAATGAGACCAATCCAATCAACGTGCGCATCATAAACGTTTTCAATAAAGTTTTGCGCAATTTGAAATCCTGGACCAGTTGTAAAAACACTTTCAAACCATTTATCTTCATCCTTTACGGATATTTTATTACAATCTAAAAAGAGTGCACCAATAAACGCTTCAAATAAACACCCAAGTTTTTTTAAATTTACTCTGGTTTGTTTGCTTTCAGAATGTTTAGAAATAATATACCATTTATGCAATCCCATTTCATAAGCTAATCGACCAATCGCTTCATTTTTAACTAATGCAATTTTCTTTTCCGTCATAAACCCTTCATTTTCCTTAGGGAAACGTTTATATAAACAATATTTCGTAACGCATTCTAATACCCCATCGCCTAAAAATTCTAATCGTTCATTACATTTAGTATGTAAAGGTAAACAACTATCGGGTTTTTCAGCAATAACAATATTGTTCGCTTTATTTTCATCATCTGGTCGACGCGTGTAAGACGGATGAACAAATGCACGTTTATACAATGTAAAGTTGTGAACGGGAATATTGATATTATATCGTTTGAGTATATTTGTTATATCCTCTTCGGTTATTTGAACATTTAGAGGGTTATATGGATCAAAATACAAAAACTCATTTCCGTTTTCATCTTGTTTAACCAAAATATCTTCATCTAACGAGTTAGAATTATTCATAATAGTNTATAGTTATTAGTGTAGCATAATTATATATTTAATCAATTTTAACATATAATTTTAACATATAAATTTAAATTATTATATTTATATTATATATAATATGGTTCTTAGCACAACAAAAAGAGTTGCGTCCGTATCAAGCATCACAAACCGAGCCACCAACGGTGGAAATACAAAGGCTGGTCTTTTACCCAAAACAAATGCGTCCGCGGCCTCCGCTACCGCATTCAGAGGTGTATCCAGTAATTATTCATTATTGAAGACAACTGCGAATCCTAAGACTCGTTCAGCATACCCCATTGGTATGCCGGGTGGCCGTAATTAAATATTTTAATTTAAAAATAATATAATAACTTTTTACATTATTTTTACAATGAAAATTATTATAGACTGTCGGGAACACGATTTATATGATAATGTTCAAAATATATTACTAAGTAATTCCATGCCTTGCTCTTTTGACATTGTTAAAGAAAATTTAGACATTGGAGATATTATAATAAAAAAAGATGATGATGAAATTGTCTGTATAATTGAAAGGAAAACGTTAAACGATTTAATGGCATCCATAAAAGATGGACGTTATGTAGAGCAATCATTTAGGTTATCAAACGCATCTGACACACCAAACCATAACATTATCTATTTGATAGAGGGAAATATAAATAGTATTGTTAATCCAATTGAAAAGAAAACCATATATACGTCATTAACATCTATAAATTTATTTAAAGGATTTTCAATAACGAGAACCCAAAATTTAAAAGAAAGTGTTGATTATCTATTATCAATGGGTGAAAAAATATCGAGGGAGTTATCAAAAAACAAGGTATTATTTTATAATAAAGACGGCATTAACGCAAATGTATTGAATTACCCCGATGTTGTAAAAACAGCAAAAAAACAAAATATTACAAAGGACAATATTGGCATATTAATGTTATGTCAAATACCGGGGGTAAGTACATCAGTTGCCACTAAAATATTGGCAGATTATGACAGTCTATATGCATTTATAGATGCATTTAAAACCCAGTCGACATTATTAGATGATTTTTATATAAAAGGAAATACGGGGAAACTTAGGAAATTAGGTACAAATGTTATAAACAGTATTAAAACATATTTATTATAAATATTTCAACATTTATACGTCTGGAAACAGTAATTTATCTACGGTTGTACGTACACAAAACAATCGGTGTAATATAATGCCTAAAATAAACAGGCACACGAGTATAACCCAAAACTCACGATTGGGGTATAATAAATGCAACATATATGCACCTATTATTGTCATTAATACATCAGTTATTGCAACATTGAATAATCTTATACTATGAATACCCGTATTTACATCTCCCAAAATATCATTGTACCTACACAACATTATATATATATGACTATATAATGTTTATTTAATATGCACCCGGGTGATTGCTGTGACGAGGTTTGGTAACTTCTCGGTCTTTATATTTACCCACTTTAACTGCATTTTGAGTATATTTAACTCCCCCCCAATTTTCATCCATTGCGTTATCACTAGACGGATGTTTTGTTGTGGACGCGTGCAACTCATCTAATGTAGTTGTTTCTCCAATGTGCTGTCCGTGAGCATCAAACCCTGCGTATTGGTTTACATTATACGGCGCATTTGCACGCGAAGCATCCATTACAGGGACTAACATTTTTTGCGCGTTTTCCTTGTATAATACTTCGGGTACTTGTGTTTGTAGTCCACCCTGCATATCAAATGGACTGGGACGAGCACGATAAACAGTGTCGCCTTGGGTATTATTTTCCGCTTGTAAATATAACACAGGACAATTGTTACCCTTTGTGCGTTCTCTTTCTAAATGAACAATATATTCGTCTAAACTATAAAAAGGTAAAGGATTGTGTCCATCTATAACTGGTTTACTTGTATTGTATAATAATATAACACCGTCCTTTCTCACAAGAAGATCGGGACAGTCTGTTTTATTACCTTCGAAAAATTCCTGCAAATTATCTTTATCGTATGGTTTTACTTTTGAACTAAGTGCAATAAATACGTATAATCCTAGAAAAAATGTAAATATTAAAAATGCAAGAAAAATTGTTTTAGACATTTACTTATATATTATATAATAATAATATATATAATGCCAGTAATAGTCGGTTTAATTCACGCAGATTGGTGTGGTCATTGTCAACGATTATTGCCTAAATGGAATGAAATGAAAGAACACCTTAACATTAATCACGAGATTATGGAAATAGAAGCAAGTGACCCGCAAAAAAATGTTAAGTTTTTAGATTTAAATAAACGCATTCAAGGAAATAAGGAAATTTATGTAAATGGTTATCCAACTGTATTCAGGGTCGATAATAACGGCAAACTGGATTATTTTGATAAGGCGCCTGAATTAGAACAACTTACTGATTTTTTTAATAATGCGGACGCAAGTCAAACCCCTGCACCACTTTACGGAATGGAAGATGCACCTGATCCGGAACCGATTATGGAAGAGAACCTCAAAGAGAAAAAGAAAACGCGTAAAAAGCGTAAGAGAAAGGATAAAAAGAGAGAATCCAAATCCACAAAACGTAAATCAAAGCGTAAAACAGAAAAGCGGAAAACGACAAAGCGAAAAATAATCAAGTAAGAAAATTGATTAAAGAGAATTTCATAGTATTATTTAAATAATATGAAAAAGACAAGTAAGAAAGTAAAAAATAATAGGGATGAGGCGCACGAGTTTCGGTTGTTCGATTTTAGAGTAGTGAGTAAGGTGGACGAGGAGGAGGTTGAACGAAAACGGTTGGCTTCAAAATCGCAACCACATAATAATTATGAAATTAAATTAGACGACAGTTATTTTAATATCCAGATGTTTGGTATCAATAAGAAAGGGGAAACCTGTTCTATTGATGTTGTTGATTTCAAACCATTCTTTTATGTTAAATTGCCAAATAACGCAACAATTAAGACTATACAAAATATTCAATGTGACATTGAAGACTCATTGGAAGATAGTTGTCGAACAAAGTATTACAATAAGTCATTTTGTACGCGATTAATTGATGATCATAATAAATTATACGGATTCACTCAGGGAGAGAAGCCCAAGTTTATGTTAATTGAATTTAATAGTACACGATGTTTTAATAAAGTGAAACGTTTGTGGAATGCTAAAAAGGAAATATTTGATGAAAATCTTAAGTTTTTGAAATATTCGAATGAATATAAATATCCGGCACTAAGTAAATATGTATTATACGAAAGTAATATCCCACCGTTATTGCGGTTCTTTCACGTTACAAATGTCACGCCCTCTGGATGGGTTAGAGTGTCGTCTACGCACGATGAAAGTATATCAACCTGTTGTAAATACAAATATAAGTGCAGTATAAAAAAAATAATACCTTTAAATAATAAAGAAGATAGCGTACCATTCAAAATATGCAGTTTTGATATTGAGGCGAGTAGTAGTCACGGCGATTTTCCTGTACCTATTAAAACATATAAGAAACTTGCAACAAATATTGTAGATGCATTTAAAAATCAACCATTGGTGAATGAAGAGAATGGATTCGATTTATTGAATAAATCCGTAATGTCTGCATTTTTCAAAAATAAATACTGCGAAAATATAGAGAAGGTTTATCCAAAGGATTGGAAACCAGATGTGACACAACTCGAGAAAAGTATTAAAAAATTAGATGATTCGTTGGATAAAATATATAAACAGTCAACCGAACAAATAGATGAACTAATTGAACAGGCGGACGAAATTGTTAATAAATATAATTTTGGCGAAGAAGATGACGAGAATAACAGTGAAAATAATGTTGAAGGCGCTCATAAAAATCCAAATAAACAAAAAAAAGCGATAATTGAGCGTAAATTCTCAAAAAAAACAGTACTTGAAATATTGTTAATGAAAGAAAAAATTACACGTGATGAAAAAATTACACTAATCGACAAAGCATTAACCTGTTTATTCCCGAAATTGGAAGGTGATAAAGTGACATTTATTGGTTCAACATTTATGAAATACGGAGAACAAGAACCATATTATAATCATTGTTTAGTTTTAAATAGCTGTGATAAAGTACCGAATGCTGATATACAATGTGTAGACAGAGAAGAGGATATTTTGTGTGAGTGGGCAAAGTTAATACAGCGGGAGGACCCGGATATTATCATAGGATATAACATTTTTGGATTTGATTATCAATTCATGTTTAAACGAGCGGTAGAATTGCACGTTGCTGAAAACTTATTGAGCTTATCCCGTATTAAAAATGAAAACACCGGTCATAAAACCTGCGCAATAATAGATAAGAATAACAAATTCAATATTGAAAATAAGAAACTAGCAATTGCGAGTGGAGAATATGACCTGCGCTATTATAATATTGAAGGGCGTTTGCAAATTGATATGTATATGTATTTTCGTCGCGATTTCAATTTATCATCATACAAGTTGGATGATGTAGTTGGTAGTTATATTAGCGATAATATTAATCATTTTGAAAATATAGAAGTAAATGATGAATCCCGGTGTGAATTATATAGTGCAAATTTAAAAGGGCTTCATGTGAATGATTTCATACATATTGAACTCATTACATTTACAAGCGATTATTACAATGGAGGACAAAAATACCAAGTATTGGATATTTATGAAAAAATGCATAATGACACCACATATAATGTAATTGTTATAAAGGACCATCATCATTTTGAGAAGAAAAACCAAATTAAATGGGGTATTGCAAAGGATGATGTATCACCCCAAGACATTTTTAGATTAACAAATGGTACATCCGCGGATCGCGCCATTGTTGCGAAATACTGCATCCAGGATTGCAACCTTGTTCATCATTTAATGAACAAAATCGATGTTGTTACCGGATTTATTGAGATGTCGAATATTTGCAGCGTTCCAATTGAATTTTTAGTATTTCGTGGACAAGGTATCAAACTTACCAGTTTCGTTGCAAAAAAATGTAGAGAAAAGAAAACATTAATGCCGGATTTGGAAAGAAAGGAAAATGATGGCGGTTATGAAGGTGCGATTGTATTGCCTCCCAAATGTAAAATGTATATGGATAATCCTGTTGCGTGTGTAGATTATAGTTCGCTGTACCCATCTTCAATGATTAGTCAAAATTACAGCCACGATAGTAAGGTATGGACAAAAACGTATGACTTGGAAGGTAAGTTGATTGACGAAACTGGCGAAAGAGATGCAAATGGCAGTTATATTTATGATAATTTGCCTGATTTTGAATATATTAATACAGAATTTGACGCGTATGAATATAAACGTTTGAAGGGACCGAAATCACGCGAGGAAAAGGTGAAAGTCGGGCGGAAGATTTGTCGCTGGGCACAGCTTCCCGAAGGGCAACAATCTATTATGCCTTCTATTTTAACAGAATTGTTAAAAGCCCGAAAAGATACCCGAAAAAAAATCAAAACCGAACCCGACCCATTCATGAAAAATATTCTGGATAAGCGTCAGTTGGGATATAAGGTCACCGCGAATTCATTGTATGGGCAGTGTGGTGCAAGAACATCTACATTTTATGAAAAGGACGTTGCTGCGTGTACCACCGCGACAGGTCGACAAATGATTATGTATGCACGGGGAATGATTGAAGATACCTATGGAAATACCATTGTCACAATGAAAAATGGCACACAGGCGCGAACCCGAGCAGAATATATTTATGGAGATACAGATAGTGTATTTTATACATTTAATTTTGAAGATTTGGATGGAAACCCGATACGAGGTCAACCTGCATTAGAAATGACCATTGAATTGTCATTTGAAGTTGAACGCATTTGTAGTCAGTTTTTGAAAAAACCAATGTATTTGGAATATGAAAAGACATTTATGCCCTTTGTATTGTTATCAAAAAAACGTTATGTCGGGATACTTTATGAAGCTGACCCGAATAAGGGCGAACTGAAATATATGGGATTGTCTCTTAAACGCAGAGATTCGTGTGACTATTTAAAAGATACGTATGGCGAAATAATCAATATATTGATGCGGACTCAAAATGTAAAAAATGCGATTGATTATTTGAGTGATTCTTTACAAAATCTCGTAGACGGAAGTGTAAATATGGATAAACTATCAATCACGCGAGCACTACGCAGTGAATATAAAAATCCTCATCAAATTGGGCATTGGGTGTTGTCTGACCGCATTGGGAAACGAGATCCAGGAAATAAACCAAAGCCAGGAGACCGCATTAAATATGTTTTCGTTGTAAATAAAAATAAAAAGGCTCTTACCGGTCAACGGATTGAAACACCCGAATATATTGAATCTAATAAATTAACTATTGATTATGGTCATTACATTACAAACCAGTTAATGAAACCATTACAACAATTGTTTGGGTTGGCAATAGAAGATATATGGAGATTACAAAAGAAAGAACCAGCGCGCAAAAAATATTTGACGGATATGAAAGAACTTCAACGTACATATACCGACGATCTGGAAACATTCAATAAGAAAAAGGAAAAATATTGTTCGGACAAAATCAAACAACTGCTTTTCGATAAACGGCTGCGGGAAATTGATAAAATAAATAACAAAAAAGAATTACAGGATAATTTTAAAATGTTTGGATTTACAATGAAATAAATAAATATACATATTTTTAAATATACATATTTTTTAATACGAAATTCCGCCATTTGATAGATCTGTTTCCAAATTAAGAGGAAGTTCAAATGATAATAAGTGTACATTGTGGTCGTCGTGTTCGAGAGCGTGAGACCCATCATTACTTAACGCACTTTGTAATACACGAGTAATAATATCCGCTGTTGCGGAGACAAGACTACTGTCTAATGAATTATTGGAACCTGTACTGGTTGTACGTACAAATTGATGAGGGGCTGGTGCTGGTTGGGATAACAACTCCCCATCGTCATTATTTAAGTTTTCCTCGGGATTCGGTTGACGTGTATGATATTCCCGTATATCATATCTACACACCGGACAACGCGTATTTGTACGGAACCAACGCCGTAAAGATGTTGGGCGAAAGCTATGACTACATTGTAATATCCGCAAAATAGGTTCACCGTCTTCAAAATTATCAATACTTATTGGGCAACAAGTATTTAAAGTAGGATTGTTCGAGCTATATGCAAATTCTTCTGTCGCGTTTCTAATTTGTTCTTCTGTCGGTGCAACAATCACGGGTTGATTAAATGTTGCCATGTTTTGTGGAACAAAACGATATGACAAATTCGGGCGTGGCGGCGGCGGATTATTCCGTCTAGTATGATTCCATATTTCTTGTAAATTAGATATTAATAATAATGTATTCTCTTGGTATTGTCTAAAATTATCATTATAGTCTCCTGTCAGTGTTTGAATTGTATCCGCCAGTTCGTTTTCTCTTAAATTACTAAATATACTTTCTCTTGTATTTGCGAAACGTCGATGTTCATCTCGATCTGCTGGTCGACTATTAAAACGGCTTCGCGATGAACGTTGACCCGCAATATTTGCTAAGTCGTCAAATATATTTTGGTTATTTCCTCGATTATCCATTGTAATACTATATAAAGATATATATATGTATATTCATAATGGATAAATATAATAAAAATGGTTTGGTTGGCTTATATAACCTGGGTAATACTTGTTTTTTAAATTCATGTTTGCAAATAATTAACCATATTTATGAATTAAATATTTTTTTGGATACTAATAATACTTATAATAATAATAATGAATCATTATTATTAAAAGAATGGAATAACCTAAGAAACGTAATGTGGAGTGGAAATGGTATAGTAAAACCCCATCGGTTTCTACATCATTTACAAATAGTTTCGAAATCATTAAACTATAATATGTTTTCAAGTTGCGAACAAAATGATATATCCGAATTTTTAATCTTCTTTATGGAATGCATTCATAAGGGATTATGTAAAAAAATAGGCGTCAATGTGAAAAAACAATTAAATAATATTGATACCAAATGTTATGAATTGATTAAAACAACTTACGAGAAAGAATATTCAGAAATCATGGATATATTTTATGGTGTTTCGATTTCCCATATTTATAATATGAATAATAAACTGGAAAGTACAACACCCGAAATGTTTTTTTCAATTGATCTTCCCATTTTTGACAATAATGAAATTTTTGATAATATTTATAATTGTTTTGATCATTATACAAAAGATGAACATCTTACAGGTGATAATGCGTGGTATAATGAAGAAACAAACAGTCATCAAGACGCAAAAAAAAAGATGGTATTTTGGAAATTACCCAAAATCTTGATCATTACTTTCAAACGATTCAATTACAATTTAAGAAAAATACAAAAAAAAATACAATTCCCAATTTACAATTTAGATTTAAAACAATACGTTGTTACAAATGATAATTGTAAATATGATTGTTTTGGTATTTGTAATCACAGTGGAAATGTAGGAGGCGGCCATTATACAGCATTTGTAAAAAATGCATTAGGTAATTGGCATTTATTTAATGACGCAAATATATCAAAAGTAAAAAATGAAGCATCACTAGTTACTGAACAAGCGTATTGTTTATTTTATCGAAAAAAATAAATGTATATAATATATTACAATAATTATGATGAAATTTATGAATTATACCACCTTAACAGAAAATATGGAAGGAGGGGAAGACGCTGGCGCAGAAGATACACAGGGGACACCTGGCGCAGAGAATACCCAGGACACCGCCGGCGCAGAAGAAAATACAGAGGGGACACCTGGTGCAGAGAATACTGGTGAAGACGTCGGTGCAGAAGAAAATACCGAGGACACCGCCGGCGCAGAAGAAAATACCGAGGATACCCCTGGTGCGGAAGAAGCTGCAACAGAAAATGCCCGGGAAGACGCCGCGGCAGATATATTAAAAGATAAGATATTTACTTTAAATAATTTATATTTGATTTTGGTTTTCATTGTAATATATATTGTTGCGTATTTTGTTTTAGGAATGTTTACAAACCAGGGTTCTTCTGGTCGTGAAATAACATTTAGTTATATTATTGATCTATTGATTTCTACTATATTTATTGTTGCATTTCTTGCTTTTTATTTTTCGTTAAACGAAGAAAAACAATACACATTTATGAAGGAACGCTGGGAAAATATTAAAGAATATGTCAAAGATGATTATGCGTGGATTTATCAGTTAGGATACATCATAATACTATATACTGTTGTGTATATATTTAGAATCCCAATGACAAGAGGAGTAAAACCGGTATCAATATATTTACTTGAAACGATTGGGTGGTTGACGTTTATGTTAATATTGGCATATATTTTATTTAAGGTTGCGTTTGATGTTTCATTATTTGACGATTTCGAAAAAATATTTAAAATACCCACAGATTCGACACTACCTGTTCCAGTTCCTGAAATAGATGTATCTGGAAATACGTTATTAGTCGACGGAGGTCCCAAGAAAGAGGTATTTAATTTTTCAAATAATAAATATAATTATGAAGACGCCCAAGCCATTTGTAAAGCTTATGGCGCGGACATTGCAACATATGATCAAATCGAAGAATCTTATAATAACGGCGGAGAATGGTGTAATTATGGATGGTCGGCAAATCAAATGGCATATTTTCCAACACAAAAGGATACGTGGAATAAATTACAGAGTACAAATAAACACAAAAATGCGTGTGGGCGACCAGGCGTAAATGGTGGTTATATGGCTAACCCGAATATCAAATTTGGGGTCAATTGTTATGGTGTCAAACCGGACGCAAAGAAATGTAATTTAGACAAACTATCGACAAGTGGGCCTCATATTCCAATGAATGAAGAAGAAAAGAAAATGAACGAGAAGGTCGAATATTGGAAGGAAAATGGAGAAAAATGTTTAAACATGAATTCATTTAATTATAATAAATGGTCAACTAAGAATTAAATTTTATAAGTATATGATATACTCATGAAATACGTGGATTTAATTAAGTTTATTCGTATAAATAAAATAATAATATTACTATTATCGTGTTTATTTTTTACGTTGATATATACGCTAATTGACGATAATAATTTTAAGGGACTCAATCAAGTCAATGATATAACGAAACACGAGATTATTAAAAGAGAAGTAGAAGAAGACGTAGATGAAGTGTCAAAGGAGAATTACGAGAATTACGAGAATACCGAGAATAACACATCAAAAGAACTGGAAAAAGACATAAATTTGAATGAGGCCACAAAAATAACCAAAAAGGATCTTGATCAGCGTGAATTAGACCCAACACAAATTAAACCAACTATGATGCAAAAAATGTTTAATCGTTTTTATTTTGCAGTAACTACGGGATGTCTGATTGGTTATGGAGATATTTATCCAATTACAAATACATCTAAAACACTTTCTATAATACAATCATTGTTAACTGTTGGTCTAATTCTTGCGTAGTTTTTGTGTTTTGTTATGAGATATTTTATACTTTATTTTTTTCATTATATCATCATTAAAATTAGTGATACTCACAAGGTCTATTAAACTGTCAAAAAACTCCGTAGTTATTACATTTGGATCTCTATCTTCGAATATTTTCATAGATAAAGAACCACCGCGTAATGAATGATCCACACACAATCCTCTTGGACACGATAAATGTTCCATTTATATATAATATATATATGGAAAATACATTTTATTAAAGACAAACTCTATAAATAATGGTTAAATCACATATATCACAACGTTTTAATATCGAAACTACTTTTAATCGTGCGGTCATCTTTTATTTTCTTTACAATCAAATCTACGTGTTCTTTATTTTTAATTATTTTATTTAAACAACTTTCAATATAAGAATAACTCAATGGAGAATAGTCTTTTTTTTCATATTTCTTAATTATAACATTATTCAATGCCATCTTATTACTATTGATTTTTTCCATATTCTCACATATTCGAGAAGATAATAAATGTTTTTGTATTCGCAAATGTTTTTGTTGTTCATTTAACATTTTTAATTGATTATCAATTGTGATCCATTGTTTTGTATCATCAGTTAAAGAAGAACTTACTAAACTATTATTCATTATATTGAATAATATAATAATTTTATTTATTTCTTATTTATTGGATTTTAAATAAGAAATTGTTTACTTTTTGTGTTTTCTAGTACCAGATTTTTTGACAAGTACATTGGCGGCAAGAAGCAACACGGGGGTGGCAACTTCGGCACTCATGAATCCACCTTTCTTGTTATATTTGCGCATAGTCTTACCCTTTCTCTTCATGGTTTTAGTTTTAGTTTTACGTTTCTTCATTGATTTCCCTTTTTTCTTGTGTGCGGATTTACCTTTACCTCCCGAAAAAGGGGCAAAATTTTCCACCTCCTCGCCAACTGGGTCGCCTGCTACTTGCATTTCGGGTTCTGGTATAGGATTACCCCCCTGTAATTTCATCGATTTCATCGCTTTTGCGTGCTGCATTCTTATATATTCTATTGAGAAAAATATCAGGGTACGAAATTATACGAATTAATATGCCTAAAATAGTAAGGATTAAAATAAACAATAAAATGCTATACAATAATAAGCATATTATGTAAATCTGTAATTTATCATATATTGTTTTAACAAATGGTTTGCTTATTTCTCGAAAGTCTTCTAAAAGTCTCTTGTCATGCAGTAAATGTGTAAGTGTATTTCGTATTGTACTTGGCATTATTTATATAATAATAATAATCTGTTTCACGCAGACAAACGATTAATATTCGTTTTCATTTTTAATTTATAATAAAAATTATATTATTAATGGATAACATATTTGAAGCAACTGACACTTTTCCATTTGATAAATTAGTATTATCAAACCCGATTTCTCGATCTGGCGGTTCTTACTTCATACGTTTTAGTGTAAATAATAAACCGGTCTATGTACGACCACCCAAATGTTTATCTAAAAATGGAATTGTAAATACGAACAAACGATTTTTAATTGATTTAATGTTCAATGGTGAAAATGGTGAATTTATTAATTGGTTAGAAAATTTAGAAGAATTTTGTCATAATAAGATTTATCAATCACGCGAAGAATGGTTTGAAGGAGATTTAGAACTTTCGGATATCGAAAACTATTTTACATCTCCCATTAAACTGTTCAAGTCCGGCAAATATTATTTAGTACGCGCAGATTTACCCACTGCATTAGGTAAACCCCAATTAAAAGTGTATGATGAGCGTGAAGATGAAGTAGATTTTGAACAAATTACGAATGATAGTGAAATAATGACAATATTAGAAATACAAGGAATCAAATGTAGTCCTCGTAGTTTTCAAATTATGATTGAAATTAAACAGATGATGAAAATAGAAAAGACAAATTTATTTTCAAATTGTATGTTTAAATCATCAGCCAATGTAGTCGACTCAAATGATAATAAAAATGTTATTCACAATGAAAACCCGGACGAAAACCAACGTATTGAAACCTCGATTATTGACACTCCATTGAATGAAGAATGTATCGAAAATACGATTGTGTTAGACGAAAATTTAGAAAATACATTGACGATTTCACAGGATGATACTCCCGAGGAGAATGTGGAAATAATAACAACCACAGAACCTGATATTTCGAATAGTCTAGACGAAATAACCGAAAACGAAGAACCCCTAACAATAGAAGAGAATCCCCCTATTTTTAGTAATGGTTTAGAAGAAATTGAGTTATTTCCTACCGAAGAAGAAGAAAGTTTTGAAATTAGTGAGCGAAAAGACGTTTATTATAAAATGTACAAAGATGCGCGCAAAAAGGGAAAATTAGCGAAAGAATTAGCACTTGCATCTTATTTAGAGGCTCGACGTATTAAAAATACGTATATGCTAGAATCCATTGAAGAGAGTGATGATAGCGAAGAAGAAGTAGAATAATTAGATAATTAGATAATTAATTATTATTTAAGGAAATATATTATCGCCACTTTATATATAATGTTGAAAGATTTACAACGCGGATTAGCGAAATTCTTCACAAACGAACGTTTAATTATATTTCTTGTATTAATTGTATTAGCCGTTATGATGTTTGGATATGGAAGTTCAAAATCAATGATTACCGACGGTTATTCTTCGTTAGGCCTTAGCAATGGTGAAGCCGCTGCGGAAGTGGAGGATGTACCTACCCAAGAAGTCGCACCGGCCGCTGCACCTGTTGCGTCTGGTATGCCTTCCAAGGCAGTTGCCAACCCAAGTGACCTTTTGCCCAATGACGAAAACAGTAAATTCTCGTCCCTTAACCCCACATCAGTTAATACCACCCACGGTGTTATGGCCCCTGATCTTCTTCGTGCCGGACCCCCTCTTAGCAATTTAGAAACAATCGGACAAACTTTGAGAAATTCTAACCAGTCCATTCGCAGCGATCCTTCTATCCCCAAGGTAGATGTTGGACCCTGGATGAACTCTACCATCGAAAGCGACCCCCATCGCAAAAGTTTCGAAATTGGAGGTCAATAAATCATTTAAATCATAATATATATTATATTATGATCTTTAAAAAACAATTACCAAATGGTTTAAGAATTATTCACGAGGACTCATTTAATAAAGACATTTGCTCGATTTGTATAATGTGTGACATTGGTAGTGCTTATGAAAATGAGAAAACACGTGGATTTGCACACGGAATCGAACATATGGTATTTAAGGGAACATCAACACAAAGTGGTCCTCAAATATTAAAAACATTTGATGATATTGGTGCGGTAAATAATGCTACTACCACAAAGAAGTATACATCATATACTGTAAAATGTTTAAATAATGATTTGGACGTTTGCATACAAACCTTGGGTTCTATGTTATTCGATTCTACTTTTCCGTCAAAAGGATATAATAAAGAAAAGCACGTTATACGCGAAGAAAATCTAAAAGATGAAAATGATTTTGAATACTTAATAGACATTGATTATAACAAAATTATGTATAAAAACAGTTCTTATGAACATCCCATTGATATCATACAATATCATAAAACATTTTCGAATTTAAAGGAACTTTATGAAATGTATAAACAATTCTATTTGCCCCATAATTGTATTATTAGCGTATGTAGTAATCAAAATCCAAATTCCATCGTAAATAGTGTAGTAAAGAGTTTATTTAATAAACAATTTGACATAGTTAATCACAATTATAGCATTCAAACGTGTAAAACACATTATACCGAAATGCAGTTTTATACCAAGATATTACCCAAAATGCATACAAATTTAATTCATCTAGGTTTTAAAACGTGTTCGGTACAAAGCCCCGATGTATATGTATTGCAAATATTAAACAATATTTTATCCGTTGGGATGAGTAGTGTATTATTTTCAGAATTTCGCGAAAAGCGCGGATTAACATATAATACGTATTGTGAAACAAGCTATTTTAAACACACCGGTGATTTTTTATTTAACATTGAATGTGACCCTGAAAAATACGAAGAAGTATTAAAAACACTTGTAAAGGTTGTAAACAATATTATACGCAATGGTATCGATGCAAATATGTTAAAAAAAGCAAAACAAAGCATTAAGGTTCACATTCAAATGGAAATGGAAGACAGTGATACATTTTCACACCATAATGCAATATGTATGTTACAAAATTTACACAATATTTCCTATAAACGTTTATTTACAAGTAAATATATTGATATTACTGTACAGGATGTGAATAAGATAATAAAAAAATACTTGTATAAAGATAATATGGTGTTTGTGTCGTATTTAACAAAATCAATAAATACTCATTCTATTCGGCGCATTTGTAATTCTATTGACAATAATAAAAATTGATTTATAATAGAGTTGTCAACGATTATCATACAAATCAATAATATGGACATTTATACATCAAGTGAGTTAAAATTCGTGTATAATGCACTTGTTACTATTAAAAAACTCAAATATGTTGAATATATGAAAAAATTTGACGATAATTCTGCCGAATTTATGTGGTCAACAAATAAAAAAATATACAATCTGGGTAAAGCTTTAAAAAATGACAGACATAGTGGAGCATCTTTTGCGTGTACAATGCGTTTAGCCCAAGCGTGTTTGATGTCACACGAAAATGTGGATATTAGTATAAATACAGTTCATAATTTATTGAACAACGCGGTAACAAATTAATATATGTATATTCTATAACATGAATAATGATTTTTACAATTTTTTTATGATTGCTGTTATTTTTATTATTTGTTTTTATATTTACTTTAAAAATGATGGAGAATTTGATTTAAAATGTATTGTATCTCAGGTAGATGGTAATAAATATTGCGTACGAGAACGCCATAAATTACAAGAAGCGGCTGACTTATTGGCAACCGTTACAAATAAATGTAAGGATTTAAAAGATTACCTGAATGATAACTACGAAGATGAAGAATCTGTACAGCGATTGGTCAAAGGATTTAGTAAAACAAATATCAAAGAAACGCTCCCTACAAGTAAATTCACTGCATATAGCGAAAATAAAGGAGAAAAATTGGCATTTTGTTTGAATAAAAAGAAAAAGGATAATCGTAATTTAATTGATGAACATACATTAATGTTTGTCGCAATTCACGAAATGGCTCATATAATGACCGAATCGATTGGACATAAACAAGAATTTTGGGATAATTTCCAATATTTACTTGAAAAGGCGGAAGAAGCTAATATTCATAAACCCACCGATTACAAAAATGAACCCCAAGAATATTGTGGTATGACGATTACAGACAATCCTTATTATGATCATTAATTTTATTACATATTTATAATAAAATTAATCCTGGTATATTTCGTCTTATTTGGTATTGATTCGTATTGGAGAAATAATGTGTAATATAGTAAAAATTGATTTAATATCCCAAATATTATATTATATAATATAACATAACAGTATTATGTCTTCAACCCAAGATGTAAATACATATAGAATGCGAGAAGATAGCGTGTCATCCGTGAATACGGTTGACAGTACTTCAAAAAGTGATGATAGTTCGAATGAATTAAACATTTTAAATATGTTAAATGATGTGAGATTAGACTCAGTGGATAAAATGAATAATAAATGGGTGAATAAACAAACAACACGTAGACAACGAGATACGAATGACCCTGTGAGTAGTTCGCCAAATATGCACGATATTTTAAAATATATGGAAACCCCTGATATGTTACACGTTACTGATTTAAGTAACAATGTTCAATTTGTTGATATCAAGAGATGACAAAATTCCGTGTTATTAAAAAATATATGTTTACCATTTATTTTTTAATAACCGGTTGTAGTATAGGTCACAATCGTGGTCACTTGCACTAAAACACGAAAATAATGAAAATGAGAACCAAGAATTATAATTATAATTGGGGAAAAAACTATAACTGTCTTCGAATAACTGAATATTTTGTCCAACGTGTTGATAATTAATCATCGGCGCGGCAGTAACAATATCTCTATTATTCGAAAAGCGATAGTGTGTCAAATTTTTACGATCATCAAAGTCTGTTCTAAACGCGGCATTTCCAACGCGAGGACTTGCAAATGAAGCAACTACGATTTCTTGATGAATATTTTTTGATAACTGATATCCATAAAGTGTACTTAGCGCTGCGCCCAAACTATGACCAGTAATATATACGTCATAATCATAATATTGTTTTTGTTTCAATAAGTCAACAACTACATTTGTAATATTATCATAATTATTATTTTCATATAACTGTTTGTAAAACCCTTTATGCACGTAAATGTCATCTTCTAATTGATGTTTATAAAACTGCAAATCATAATACCAATCGGATTTCGACTCACTTCCTCTGAAAATTACACAAATACGTTTATTTGTTTCACTTATGGTAATTCCTACTTGTAAATCGGTATCTTCGTCGCTAATAAATTTTACAATTTTACCGTGTGGCGACTTTTTTGCTATTTCCGTAAATGCTTCTTGTCGCGTTTCGTTTAATTCACTTAACGGATTTTCTTTGTCCGAATCGCCCATATGACCTATAAAGGTCTCAATATCTTCGTCATTTTTTAATGAAAAATCTTTACCATAATTATAAACTAACATCGTTAACCTGAGTAAATCTACGGCATCGCTGTGTGCTAATGATGGAATATTCATATAATTTAATAAAAAAATTAGTTTTATATTAAATATAAAGGGACATACTTATATTCAATAATGTATTTATTGTATATATGAAAAATATTATTCGGATTACAAAATCGGCAAAACAAAAATTAAATCATATAGCAAAACAACATAACGCAGGTTCATTATTATTTTATATTAAAGGTGGTGGTTGTAATGGATTTAATTACAAACTGGAACCTTTTTATGGAGAACCCCATAAACTGGATGAAATAGTAAAATGTGATAAAATCGACATTGTTGTGTGTAATAAAAGTTTGATGCATTTATTTGGAACTACGATTGATTGGAAAACAGATATTATGGGGGACACATTTAACTTCGAAAACCCGAATGCGTCATCCCAATGTGGTTGTGGAACTTCGTTTTCCATTTAATATTGAGCCTAATTTATTGTATAACAATGAGTTTGTATTATTGGACACTTTACATTTATTTCAATCTTTATTTTAGATGGTATTTATCCATTCCATCTGGTATCGAGTCATACTATGATAAATGTTATAAGTCGATATCGTCCAATTTCAATGCGTATATACTGCACATACGATTATTTTACGCGGTTATTTCCATTTTAAACTGTATACATTCCAAAATAACGGCATATATTTGACTTAATATTAATATAAATAGTTTACAATTATATTATTATAAATTTATAACCTTATTGTATATGATAAAAGTATTAATTAATAATCTTACAGAAATTTCTCATTGTATTGTGTTTTCTGGCGGAGAAAAACCAAAACCAGAAGAAATTTTTAGCACGATCGAACTTGCAAAAATAGATGTGAGTAAAACAGAATTTATATATTCCAATATGACAATTTTTGAAGATGACAGTATACGCATTATAAAAAAGAAAATATTAAAGGAACTTACATTTTTTGAAAATATTTCATACGATGAATTATATTTATATTATGAATCATCTATTAGCCCCAGCGTTAAAGAAATATATAATAATGTAACAAATAACGGAAAGAATATTTTATACGATTATATTTTTAAGCAGACATTGTTTAATTTCAAATACAATATTTCAAACAAAAACTTCGAAAATGTTGGACATAAAGATATTTATGATTATAATGATTTTGTAAAATTAGAATTAGGGAAAGACATTAAGTTTAATAAACCCCTGGGTATGGATTTTTCACATTACACCGATTATAGTTTTTCCGCAAATCCATTAGATATGTTTTATGGATCAGAAGAAGGAATCGTGGAACGTAAAGCTTATGAAAATTCAAGTAACAACTTACTGTTAAATATGGATAATAATTTATTATTGAATTATAAATACGTACATAATAATATTTATTTAGTTATTGCGCCCCATCTCCTTGAAAAAAATAATACTGCGGTTCAGTCACATTTTATTGATTTATATTATCCATTTTTAAAAAAACAAAATATAAATAATTATGATGACCTAATGAATAATAAAACAGTTCTAATAAAAAAAACAAAGGATATTATGAAAGATAAATCATTTAAATATTATGATAATATTCATTTATTACATAAAATATATGAAAAAAAGACAAATGAAATTAATTATCTTGAAAATGGATTTAATGAGATAAATTTTATAATTCACCCTAAATTCAAAACAAATATGCCTTTGGAAAATATCTTTAAATTAATACATTGCAGCTTAGATATGCCATTAATCCGGTTTAATCCTGGAAAACGTAAAGATAATATATTCAGGGTATACAGCACTTATACATCACGAACCGGGAAAAAAATACCATTATATTCTAAAAATGTAATCACTGCATTGTTAAAACAGCCAAGAAAACATAATAGTATCAGTTTTTATATCAAAAATAACGAGGATACGTTAATTGTTGATTTATTGGCAAATAGTTCTATGATTGTAAATTATAATTGTAAGAAAATATTAAATATAAAACAAATCGAAAAAGTATTAAGAAAAAAATTAAATATTATTGTTAATTCATTAAATACTATTTTATTGCAATCAGGGTTCTCTATAATCCCGTTTGAAAACTTCCAAAATGAAAATATCGAACTGTCAACACTTAAATATTATATTTATTTTGAAAGTCCCACTGAACTTAAAATTAATAAATGCAAAACATTATTCTCGCATATATTTGATAGTTTAAATAGTAAAAATCAAAATCTTATTTATAAACGAGTCGAAAACTTTAAAACGATGGATGCAATTAACACAACCATAAACACTGTGTATAAAGAAACAAATAACGAAAAAATGGTGATTAAAACATTAATGGAAAATAATGCAATGACAGAAGAAGACGCCATTAATAAAATGAATGCATTTTTTGACAGTTATACACGTATAAATGGAAAATATGTAAATAAAAGCATTTCTATTGCTGAAAATCCAGGATTTCCTACAAAACTAAGATTCATACCCTTTGAAAATAAATCGTATTTTGAAATAGAAAATATAACAAATTTGAAATATATACAATTTATAAATATTTATATTGATAGTTTATTACGGATAATTTATGGAAAGAGTTATTTATCTGGTGTAAGTATAACCGAGATTGACGAGTTGTGCAAAGAGAAAAAAGTAGAAGATGAAAGTCACGTAGATGTTGTGGTTATGGCCGCACCGAATGATGATTTACAACCCATGATTTTTGTATCAGACGAAATAGAAGTTGACGACGACGATGAAGATGACGGTATATTTTTCGCTGACGATGACGATGATGATGAAGATGAAGATAGTGAAGATAGCGATGGAGAATTCCGCGGAGGAAAAGGGACACCTAATAAAATAGACCCATCAAGTAT